ATGGCTGACGATCATTCCGGTATCCCAGCCTACATCTATGGCGACACAAATGTGCAGGGCGCAGGGCGTACGTCGTCCGGCCTTTCTATGCTTATGGGTGCTGCAGGTAAAGGTATCCGCCAGGTTGTCATGCACATCGACATGGACATTGTTAAACCGATTGTCAGTCGGCAGTTTGTCTACAACATGCGGTATGACCCTGATGACGAGATTAAGGGTGACTTGCAGATCATTCCTCGCGGCGCTACCAATCTTGCTGTCCGTGAGACTGTCAACGTTCGCCGTGTCGAGTTCCTTAATGCTACAGGTAACGAGATTGACATGGGCATTATTGGTATTGATGGTCGCGCTGCTATCCTTCGTGAAGTGGCTAAAGGTTTGCAGATGCCTGTGGATCAGATCGTACCCAGCCGTGATAAGTTAAACTATACCAACCAGTTAAAGCAGATTCAAGAACAAGCGCAACAACAACCACAGGGCCAACCACAAGGGCAACAGCCAGCACCAGCTAAGGTTAGCATGTCCGGTGATAAAGCGGGTGGTTTGAACACAGTAAGCAATCAGCAGACAGGGGCAGCATGATTCGGCCTACTCCAGAGCAGATTGCCGCTATTGCTAATGTAGCTAAGTACAATCCTGTATTCACTGATTGGGTGCAGAATTGGTACCAACATGAGCTTAGACAACTACCAAATGTGGGAAATTCTAGTGTTCAAGTCGCACAAGGTCGTTGTCAGGTCTTGACAGAGCTATATAAGTTATTACAAGATTCACCAGAACTAACAGCACAACCTCGCTGAGGTAGCTGACCCTTTAACCTACGCATACCGAGAGGAGCGTTCTAATGGCTATTCCAGAGCAAATTCGTCGTCAGTCTGAGGCTATCGCAAAACTGTACGAGGATGTTAACGCCGACGCTGAAGCTAAAGTAGAAGCAGCGGGCGAAACACAAGAACAGACTTCGCAAGCCGACAGTGCCGAGAAAGTTGCACCTGAGTCCAAGCGTAACGAGCAAACGCGTTCGGACACTGGGTCGGAAGATACGACTGAGCAGAGGTATCGTACTCTGCAAGGTATGTACAACGCTGATACTGCCCGTCTTAGGATGGAAAATCAGCAGTTGAACAATAGGTTATCGCAACTAGAACAGTTGCTGTCTACTATGGCAAGCCAACCTGCACAACAGCAGCAGACGTTTGATAGAATTGTTACTGATAAAGACGTTGAGGAATACGGCGACTCTATTGATGTCATGCGGCGCGTGACTAAAGAAGAGACTGCGATGTACCAGAATCGCATCGCAGAACTGGAGCACATGATACGTCAGGTGCAGACCAGCGTAGTACCGAAGGTCGAACAGGTAGCCCATAGACAGGCAGTCAGCGCAGAGCAAAGTTTCTGGTACGATCTATCAGCAGTCTATCCACAGTGGAAAGAAGTTAACGCAGATAGAAACTTTCAGAACTGGCTACTTGAGATTGACCCACTGACAGGTATCTCCCGTCAGACCTATCTTGAGGATGCTCAGCGTAACATGGATGTTAGGCGCGTAGCTTCGTTCTTCTACACTTGGCAGGATATTAATGGCCAACCTGTTGCTCAATCACCTCGGAACGCAGCAGCGTCCGAACTTGATAAACAAGTATCTCCGGGTCGTAGCCGTGGGGGCAGTGCTCCTACAGAACATCAGGCTAGGAATTACTCGGCAAAGGACATAGCTAAGTTCTTTGACGACGTTCGGAAGGGAGTTTATCATGGTAAGGAAGCTGAACGCGACCGAATCGAGCGCGATATTTTTTCTGCCCAGAAAGAAAATCGCATAGTCGCTAACGGTTAAACGGAGTCACAAACCATGGCGTATCCTGTCGCACCAGGCCGTCCCAATTACTCAGGCAACTTTATCCCTGAGATTTGGTCCGGCAAATTGATCGAAAATTTCTATGATGCAACCGTGTTGGCTGCTATCTCCAATACCGACTACGAAGGTGAAATCCGCAATCAGGGTGACACTGTTAACATTCGTACCCAGCCAAATATCACAATCCGTGATTACGTAAAGGGTCAGAATCTCGTTGTCGAAAACCCAGACAAGCCAAAACTGCAGCTGCTCATCGACAAAGGCGAGTACTTCGCTTGCGTTGAAGATGACATTGATAAAGTTCAGTCTGACGTTAAACTGATGGATATGTGGTCTAAAGATGCTTCCGAGCAAATGAAGGTCAAGATCGACCAGCGCGTTCTGACTGACATCCTGCCTGACATCGGTACCTATAATAAAGGTCTTACTGCTGGTCAGCAGTCAGCTGCGTTTAACCTCGGTTCCACTGCCTCTCCTCTCACTGTCACTAAAGACGGTGCTGGCGGCACAACCTCCGTGGTTGATCTTATCGTCGATCTGGGTACTGTTCTTGATGAAGCCAACTGCCCTGAGCAGGGTCGCTTCGTTGTCATTCCTGCCCGTATGGCTGGTCTGATCAAGAAGTCGGAACTGAAGGATGCCTCCATTACCGGTGACAGCATGTCGCCAATCCGTAATGGTCGTCTCGGTATGGTTGATCGCTTCACTCTCTATGTGAGCCACAACATTAACGTTTCGTCTTCAAAGTATAGCCTCATCGCTGGTACTAAGATGGGCTTTACGTTTGCTTCTCAGATGACCGAAATGGAAACCATTCGTTCGGAAACCACTTTTGGTGATATTATCCGTGGCCTGCAAGTGTATGGGTACAAGGTTGTGAAGCCTGAAGCCCTTGCTACTGCTGTTTGCACCTTCGCATAAGGAGAACCCGTTATGACCGCATATACCGATTCCTATGGGTTCAATAAGGGTACTGTTGGCTTTCCAGCCCCTTATACGAACCGCGTCTCAGTCTACGAAATTGTTATTGATTTCGCTAAGATTGCAGCAGCACGCTCGGCAGCAGGTGTAGCAGCCCTGGCTGCTACAGACACTCTTGTCCTTGGTGTGATCCCGAAAGGTGCTCTCATCCTGGGTGGCGGTGCTACCGTTATCACTGCAGAAGGCGCAGCAGGTACTGTTGACCTTGGCATCACAGGTTCTTTGACGTTGTTCGCTTCGACGTTCAGCGTGAACGCTGCTGCCTTGACAACTGCCGCTGCTACTACTCCAGCGTATACTACGGCTAACACCAACATTGTGATGACCGTCAATACTGCTAGCATTGACGTGGCCAGCATTAAGGTGTCTATCGCTGTTATCAACCTGGGTGCCGATCTTGGCACTATCCCTAGCGCATAAAATGGTGGGGCTTTGGCCCCACCTCCTTTTTAGGAGGCAGAAATGGGTCTTTATACGGGCGTTGCGCTGGATAATGTTACTATTAACAGCGGAAAAGCTACCTTCAATACACTGACTGTTACCGGTGCAGCACCTGTTACAAAGACTGCATCGTTCACAGTGGGGGCTAATGATCGTTTCATTGTTTGCAATGGCACGGCTTCTATCACTGTGACGCTTCCAGCGGCTTCTTCGTCCACTGGCCGTGTTATCACTATCAAAACTATTGCTGCTTACACTGTTGTATCAGCGTCTAGCAACGTGGCTCCAGCCAACTCGGCTACTGCAGGCACGGCAATCCTTGCCGCTTCTGCTGGGGCATGGGCCGAACTGGTTAGCGACGGTACTAGCTGGATAGTTATGGCTTCGTAAAATAAGGCAGGGGTTACGACCCCTGCTTTTCTCATAGGAGTCTACGATGACAGCGAAACGTATTCCAGCTCTTACTGCACTTACAGGTGCTGCGTCCTCCAGTGACGACAGCCTGGTTATCTTTGACACTAGCGAAGATACAACTAAACGTATCACCCGCACACAGTTGTCCGTTGCGCTTATCCCTGACTTTACATCGTCGTTCCTCCCCCTCACAGGTGGGACTCTTACGGGTCCAACTGTAGTATCTGTTGCGTCAGCTACTACTGCCCTCAGAGTCACTCAGACTGGCGCGGGTAACGCGCTTCTGATTGAAGATTCTGCAAATCCAGATTCATCTCCGGTAGTAGTGGATAGCACCGGTAAACTCGGAATTGGCAAGACAACGCCAGTTGTCTCCATAGATATAACCGCCACAGATGCTATTCGCTTGCCAGCAGGTACCAATGCAGAGCAGCCGTCAGGCGCTATTTCTCTTGCTGGTATGATGCGGTTCAACACCACAAATGCGGCTTTTGAAGGTTACAATGGGGCTGTATGGGCGGCAGTAGGTAGCGGCGCATCAGGCGCTAGCGGCAATCAGATTTTCTGGGAGAACCAGACAACTGTGACAGCTGACTACTCCGTTGGCGGAAGCAAGACAGGTAGCTGGAACGCTATGACTGCTGGTCCTATTTCTATTAATGGTGGGGTAACTGTTACAATTCCTACCGGGTCAACATGGACGAGTGTGTGAGGTGACCTATGCCGCTTAAACTTAATGGCTCCACATCTGGTTACACTCAACTGCAAGCTGCAGCAGTGGCAGCTAGCAACACTATCACGTTACCATCTGGCACTGGCACACTGGTGCAGCAGACTACAACTGCTTCTCCAACCAATGGTCAGATTCCCATCGGCAATGGCTCGTCGTATGTACCGTCTACACTGACAGCAGGTACTAACATTTCTATTTCAAATGGCGCTGGTTCTGTTACTATAAACGCCATCGTAGCCATACCCATTGGGGCGACTTTGACCCTAGCTAACACTTTTGGAGGCTTCTAATGCCAGCTAATCAAGCACCTATTTTTGCGCTCATACCTGTTACTTCTTTTGTATCCGGTGCAGCAGCAAACGCCGCAACTCCAGGCGTTACCGCTAATACAACAAAAGATTTAACATCTGGTACTATTTACGGTCCGGTTTTTACTGCCGGTCTAAATGGGTCTCGTGTTGATTATCTTCGCTTGCGTCCTCTTGGGACAAATGTTAATCCAACTGTTTGCCGTGTATGGATTAACAATGGGCTTATAACAACAACAGCAGCAAATAACACTTTGTTTACAGAAGCAACTATTGCTAGTACAACAAATAGTGAAACTGCAGCAATAACTGAAAATACAATTAATGTTAACGTATCACTCCCTCCCAACTATAGAATCTACGTAACTTTTGGTACAGCTGGAGCCGCTGGACATCATGTGACTGCAGTAGGCGGAGATTACTGATGAGCGCGACCTCCCCCGCCTTTCCGGTTAACGCCTTTCAGCACGGGGCTGGCCCTGCGGTTGCTTATTATCAATCTGCTGGTCAATCAATACCAAATTCTACTAACACCACATTAAACTTTCAAACAAAAGAGTTTGATACAGATAATGCGTTTAATACAAGTACCGGTATATTTCAACCTAAAGTAGCTGGTATTTATCAAATAAATGCGTGTGTATATTCAGCATCATTTAGCGCAGCAGAAGCATTTATTTCTATTTACAGGAATGGTGTACAATGGAAACGTGGTGTTGATTTGAACGGTACCGCTGTTATGAATCACTATACATCCACTGTATCATCTCTAGTATCGCTAAATGGTGGCAGTGATTATATAGAGATTAGAGTATACCAGAGTACCGGTGCCGCCATCTCTACAAGCGCTGGCGCTGCGCTTACCTACTTCAACGCAGCATGGATACGGGGACTGTAACATGACAGTAACAGTTGAAGGCTCTACAGGCACGTCCCAACCCAATCTAACATTCACAGGAACTGGTGGCCGCATCACTGGTGACATGAGCAATTCAACTGTTACTAACCGTGTGGCGTTTCAAACCAGTACGGCAAATTCAAGGACTGTAGTTGGCGCAATTCCAACGGGGACGGGAACTGGAAGTACTTATGTTGCGTATGGGTCGGCTGATCCCGCTAACTCATCATTTCTTTCCATTTACGTTGATACAAGTGGCCCCCTTTCAATACTGCAGTCCGGCATTACCGGAACAGGCACATATCTGCCCATGGCCTTCTACACTGGCGGTACTGAGCGTGTTCGTATTGCTACATCTGGTAGGTTCACTACGAGCAAAGCCGCTAATGGTGTTGTTGTGGCGTTGACCGATGGCACTACGATTACACCAGATTTTGATGCAGGTAACTTCTTCTCCGTTACTCTCGGCGGTAATCGTACTCTCGCTAACCCAACCAACCTCACGGCGGGGCAGAGCGGCGTTATTGTTATCACGCAGGATGCTACGGGTTCCCGCACTCTTGCGTATGGGTCTAACTGGAAGTTTTCTTCTGGCGGCGCACCAACTCTTACCTTAACAGCCGGGGCTGTTGATGTTCTGGCATATTATGTAGAGAGCGCTTCTCGTATAACAGCACGGCTTATTACGGATGTTAGATAATGAGCGTGTCCCCCAACCTTCTCTTCGTAGATCAGGACTATCAGATCAACCGTTCCGTGCGGCTTCGGTCAGCGGCTAGTGCTTATCTGGGCCGAACATTTGGAACACCCACATCCCAAGATATTTGGACCTATAGCGTTTGGGTTAAGCGTGGGTCTTTAACTGGGGCCAACTATAATTTTGGGCCATCTGTAACTGGGCAAAACACACAACTTTTTTTCAACACTTCCGATGATAAGTTGAATTGGTTTGTTGGGTTTGCATATGTGTTTACGACAACTCAAGTTTTCCGTGACCCATCTGCATGGTATCATATTGTCCTTGCTTTCAATGGGGGCGCGGCATCAAATAAGGTTCGGTTGTATGTTAACGGTAGCGAAGTAACATCTTTTTCAACCGATAACCGCGCAACTACAACGACCACAAACATAAATACAGCCGCTGCTCACGGTATAGGCGTACGTCTCAGCGGGCCAGACAACTATTTTGACGGGTATCTTGCTGAAGCCATCTTTGTTGATGGCCAGCAACTTACCCCATCCAGCTTTGGGTTCACCGACAGCAACGGCATTTGGCAACCTAAGCCGTACTCAGGCACATATGGAACCAATGGGTTCTACCTGAATTTTTCGGATAACAGTGCTGCCACAGCAGCTGCAATCGGCAAGGATTACAGCGGGAACGGCAACAATTGGACGCCAAACAACATCTCCGTCACTGCTGGCGTTACGTATGACAGTATGGTTGATAGCCCAACAAACAGTGCGGGTGCGTCAAATTATTGTGTTTTGAACCCATTAAATCCAAGTACAACAGGTCTGTCTAACGGCAATCTTACAAATACAAATGCTGCTGCGTCTTATATAAATGCCCTTAGCACTTTTGGCATTAGTTCTGGGTTTAACAAATTATATGCAGAATTTACAGTAACATCTGCAACAACGTTATCCGTTGCAATGGAAGTTGGCGTAGTCAATGCTATTGTTTCAGGTAGATTTGCTACAAGTTCAGGGTCGTTTACTGGTGTAAACCTTTTATCAACAGGCAATGCTTCAAGTGCTTTATACGGTAATGGTACTACTCTTGCGACAGGTTTGACCGCTGCATCTGCTGGTGAAGTATTTCAAGTGGCAATCGATCCTTCTACATTAAAATGTTGGATTGGGCGCGGTAACGTTTGGTATGATTCTGCTGGTGGGACAACAGGCAATCCATCAAGCGGGACGAACCAAACAGCTACATTGTCTGGAAGTGTGTTTTATATTGGATGCTCTTCTTATTCCAATACTGTTAAC